GTCGCCCATGGAGCGCGTGATCTTCATGAAGGGCGCGCAGATCGGCGGGACCGAGTGTGGCAACAACTGGATCGGATACGTGATCCACCAGGCGCCAGGCCCCATGATGGCGGTGCAGCCCACCGTCGAGATGGCCAAACGCAACTCGAAGCAGCGCATCGATCCGCTGATCGAGGAGTCCGGAGTCCTGAACACGCTGGTCAGCGATCCGCGCTCGCGCGACTCGGGCAACACGGTTCTGTCCAAGGAATACCCTGGCGGCGTGCTGGTGATGACCGGCGCGAACTCCGCGGTCGGCCTCCGCTCCATGGCAGCACGGTATCTGTTCCTCGACGAGGTGGACGGGTATCCCGGCGATGTGGAAGGTGAGGGCGATCCGGTCAATCTTGCGATGGCGCGCACGCGCACGTTCGCGCGGCGGAAGGTCTTCCTCGTCTCGACGCCCAAGATCACCGGCATGAGCCGGATCGAGGCGGCGTATGAGGAGAGCGACCGCCGCCAGTATTATGTGCCGTGCCCGACGTGCCGGGAGTATCAGGTCCTCCGGTTCTCGCAGTTGCGATGGCCGAAGGGCCAGCCCGATAAGGCGGTGTACGTCTGCCAGCATTGCGGCCAGGAGATCCACAACCATCAGAAGCAGTGGATGCTGGCGCACGGTCAGTGGCGCCCCAATCCGTCCTCGACGTGGGACGGCAAGACCGCTGGCTTCCACCTGTGCAGCCTGTACTCGCCAGTGGGCTGGTTCTCCTGGGGCGATGCCGCCAAGCAGTTCGAGCAGGCGCAGAAGAAGCCGGAGTTGCTCCAGGTCTTCGTGAACACCGTTCTGGGCGACACGTGGACGCTCCTCGGCGATGCTCCGGACTGGAAGCGCCTCTATGACCGGCGCGAGCAGTATAAGTACGGCACGGTGCCGCGCGGAGGCGTCCTCCTTACGGCTGGCGCGGACGTGCAGAAGGACCGCATCGAGGTCGAGATCGTGGCGTGGGGGCGCGGCAAGGAGTCGTGGTCCGTCGATTACCGCGTCTTCGAAGGCGATACCTCGCGCCAGGCGGTCTGGGACAAGCTCTCCGGCCTGCTGAACGAGACGTTCCCGCACGCCTCCGGCATCGAGATGCCGATCCTGCAACTCGCGGTGGACTCCGGGTACGCGACCACGGAGGTGTACGAGTGGGCGCGGCGGCAGGGCGGGCGCGTGGTCGTGATCAAAGGCGACCAGCGCTCCGGCGCGATCCTCGGCGCACCGTCGCCGATTGAGGTTGGCCCGCTGGGCAGCAAGATGAAGCGGGGCGTCCGCGTGTGGCCGGTCAACTCCGGCATGGCGAAGGAGGAGTTGTACCGCTGGCTCCGTCTGGATGGGATTACGGACGAGGAGGTCGAGCAGGGCGTTCCGTTCCCGCCCGGCTTCTGCCACTTCCCCAGGTACAGCGAGGAGTACTTCAAACAGATCACTGCCGAGCAGCTCGTGACGAAGCTCGTCAAGGGATACAAGCGGATGGAGTGGCAGAAGATGCGCGAGCGCAACGAGGCGCTCGACTGCCGGGTGTACGCGCGTGCGGCGGCGGCGCGCGTCGGCATTGATCGGTTCCAGGACAAGCACTGGGCCGAGTGGGAGCGGAAGCTGGCGCCCGTCCTGCCCGGTCCCCAGCAGGTGCCCCAGCGCGTGATGCCCGCGCGCCCGCGCAACCAGATCCGCTTCCGCGTGGAGGTTTGACCATGTTCACCCAGTCGGATCGCGACACGCTCGACTCGCTCTATAAGCAGGGCGCCAAGCGGGTCCGGTTCCAGGACCGCGATTACGAGCTTCAAAGCGTGGACGATTACGTGAAGCTCCGGCACCTCATGGACAACGACATCGCGCAGGCTGGCGGCCAGCAGCCCGTGCGCCAAGTGCGCGTGTACACGACCAACGGGTGGGGGTACTGATGACCGATCCGAGTCCCTTTTCGATTCTTGACGAGTCCGCGGCGGCGGCCCGGAACCGCCAGCGCGTGCGTCCTATGCGCGCGCCCAATGCCGTTCGGCGTGGCCTGGCGGCGTTCCGCAAGGCGTGCCAGAAGCGCATGCCCGCGACGATGGAGAACGTCTTGTTCTTTGGCGGCCTCGCCTCTGTGGTTGGCGGCTGCTGGATGGTGTGGCACCCTCTCGCGCCCCTGGTTGGCGGCGGCCTGGCGGTCTGGGTGTCGATGCTGGCGTCCATGGAGCGTGAGTCCAAATGAGCATCGTTCGGCGCGCGGCGGCACAGATGATTGCGCCTCCGGCGCGGCATGCCATGGGCACCTTCCCGTTCGACGCAGCGGGCAAGGGCCGGCGCGGATACGGGTGGAACCCGAGCTATCTCGGGATCAACACGCTCCTCTTCTCGCACGGGCTGGAGTTGCTCACGCGCAACCGCGACGCCGTGCGCAACAGCGCGTGGGCGGTGGGCGCCATCGAGTCGTATGTGGCCAACGCCATCGGGCGCGGCATCCGTCTGATCCCGCAGCATCCCGAGGAGAAGGTCCGGACCCTGATCCGCAACAAGTGGGAGCGATGGATCAAGGAGTCGGATGTGGAGTACGACCCCAAGAATCCGGCCTCCGGCCAAACCGATTTCTACGGCCAACAGATGATCCTGGCACGCGAGTGCATGGAGGCGGGCGAGGTGTTCGTGCGCTTCCGGCCGCGCTCGCCCAAGGAAGGATTGGCGGTCCCGCTGCAACTCCAGTTGATCGAGGCCGAGCAGTTGCCTCTGTGGCGCAACCAGCCCACGTCCGACACGCCGCAGCAGAACCGCGTGCGGTGCGGCGTGGAGTTTCGTTCCGATGGCCGCCGCGCGGCCTATCACTTCTGGCAGGCGCATCCGGGCGAGACGATGTTCTATCCGATGGAGGCCCTCCATGTGGAGCGCGTGCCCGCGTCAGACGTGCTGCACGTGTACAAGCCGATCCGCGCCGGACAGTTCCGTGGCCAGCCGTGGTTGACCTCGGTGCTGGCCAAGCTGTACGAACTGGAGCAGTACACCGACGCGGAGATCGCGCGCAAGAAGGCCGCCGCGATGATCACCGGCTTCATCAAGCAGGTGAGCCAGGACAATCCGGTCATGGTGCCGGATCAAGTGGCGGCGCAGGCACCGCAGGAGCCGGGCACCCAGATCACGAAGCTCGAACCGAACACGTTCATCAACCTGGGCTTCGGCGAGGAAGTGCAGTTCGCCCAGGTGCCGGATTCGGGTGACTTCAAAGGCTTCATTCGCGCGTGCTTGCAGGCGTTCGCGACCGGTGCTGGCCTGGCCGAGTACCAGATCAGCGGGGACCTCTCGGGGATCAACTACTCCTCGATCCGCGCCGGTCTGCTGGAGTTCAGGCGCAAGTGCGAACAGTTCCAGCACGCGGTTTTCATCTTTCAGGTATGCCATCCGATTTATCGGCGGTGGCTGCGCGAGGCAATGCTCGCGATGGTGTTCGGCATCGACTTGCTGAACGCCTACGATAAGGACCCGGAGCCGTTCGAGGCGGCCCAGTGGGTCACGCCTGGCTGGCCGTGGGTCGATCCCGAAAAAGATATCAAGGCCGCCGAGCGAGCGATCCGCGACGGCCTCTCCACCCGCACGATTGAGTGCGCGGCGCAGGGATACGACGCGACCGTGATCGACCAGCAGCAGAAGGACGACAACGACCGCGCCGACCGCCTTGATCTCTCTTACGACTCGGACGGCAGGAAGATCCTCACGGGTCGGAACGCCGGGTTGACGGAGGACGAAGTGGCCAACCAAGCGGCGACGGGCAAAGTGGAGGTCCAATGAAGCACCTCACGCACGTCGCGTCGCGCTTCGTCAACACGCCTCTGATGATTCACCCGCCCAAGCTGGAGGTGATCATCAAGGCGCTCGGGCCGCGCCTCGGGATCGATCCGGAGGCGGTGCTGGCGCACCGCGTCCCCATGGATGCCACGGCGACGCTGGTCGCGCGGTATTCCGATGGCGACCGCGCGGAGGAGCGCGATTACGCGGTCATCGACGGCATCGCGGTCATCCCGGTGCAGGGCACGCTGCTCAAGAAGGAGTCCTTCATGTCCGCATGGAGTGGCTCCTCGTCCTACGAGCAGATCCAGCGTCAGATGGCCGACGCGGTTGCGGACGCGGGCGTCTCCGCGATCCTGCTGGATATCGACTCGCCTGGCGGTGAGACTGCCGGGTGCTTCGATTTGGCCGACTTCATCTTCGCGTCGCGCAAGCAGAAGCCGGTCTGGGCCGTGGCGAACGATATCGCCTTGTCGGCGGCCTATGCGATCGCCAGTTCGGCAGAGAAGATCTGGCTGAATCGCACCGGCGCGGTTGGTTCCATCGGCGTGTATGCGCTGCACATGGACCAGTCGGGCTTCGACAAGGACCTGGGCGTCAAGTACACGTATGTGTTCGCGGGCGCCCGCAAGGTGGATGCCAACCCGCACGAGCCTCTCTCGGATCGCGCGCACATCGACATCCAGGATGAGGTTGACCGCGAGTACGGGATCTTCACCGAGACCGTGGCGCGCAACCGCAAGGCCAGCAAGAAGGAGATTGTCGGCACCCAAGCCGGTGTGCTCTGGGCCGACAATGCCATCCCCCTACTGGCAGATGAGCTTGGCACCTTCGACGACGCCCTGGATGCGCTTCGCGGCGCAATCGGCGGGTTGGT